AATCCTTTTTGAGCGCATCGTAATCCTTTTTGAGCGCATCGTAATCCTTTTTGAGCGCATCGTATGGTTTTGCCGCTTCTTGCAAAATTAAATAATACTTTTCAATAATAAAAGTCCATTGTGACTTTGAAAGCCAATGTTGAGCCATACTGCTTACGCCACATATTGCATTAACTTCTTTTGATGACCACCCACATTTAGCAATTTCAGATTCTAAATAGGAACGAATTGGCTCCCACCCATCCCAGTAATTGTCTGAATTGTTATTAAAACCTTGTTCGCCTAACATAATAAACAAACAGCGTTCGGTATTTACCGCGTAAGATCGAGTAAGTTCTGAATTTTGACCCATTCCCGAAGGTTTAGACCAAACTATCTCATTTCGAAAAGTCATACGCTCAATTTGTTTTAATCCATTAAACCAAAGCCGCCATAAATCTTCGGGATTGCCCCAAATATAAACTCCGGCGTTATCGACTACATATTTACGCCAAGTTTTAAACCAAAGAATTTGAAACGAATCAAGTTTATCAGCGTAAAGATTGTCATTTTCAACGCCGTCTTTTTCTTTACCCATTCCATAGGGAGGATCGGCGTGAATAAGGTTGGCAATTTGTCCATTCATTAGCGCGGCTACATGGTCTTTATTAGTTGAATCGCCACACATAACGCGATGTTTGCCAAGTTGCCAAATATCGCCGATTTTAGAAATTGCTTCGGCTTGAACTTCTGGAATCTCATCCTCATCCACAGGCTCAACATCTGCTAATGCTGGTATCTCAAAACCTAATTCGGTTATATCCCAGTCAGCATCCTGTAATTCTAAAAGCTGCTTGGCAAGTTCTGATTCATCCCACTCAGCCAGTTCAGCCGTTCTGTTATCGGCGAGCGCATAGGCTTTAGCGGTGTCGTTGTCCCAATCCTCAGGAACCTCTGACACTTCAATCTCTGTCCAGCCTAAAGAGCGCGCAGCCTCTAAGGTTCCGTTGCCCGCTAAGACAACGCCACGGTGAACCACTAGAGGCTTGCGTTGTCCGAACTTTAGCAGAGATGCAGCAATTGCATCAAGGTTACGCTGCGAGTGTTTGCGAGCGTTCTTGGGGTCAAGAGTTAGTTCTGTGATCTGTATTTTCACGGTTGCCCCCCGATGAAAGATTTAAGCGTTCGTCTAAGAGGTCATCTATTGCCTCTTGAATCGTTTGGCGTTTGCGCCAATCCATGCGGTTTCCGTACTGGTCAATTTTGAGGCGATCGTTAAGGTAACCGATAGCTTCATCAAGCTCGGCGATTGTGACTTTGCCAGACACTATGACCACAAGTAGGCTCGCTTTCGTTGAGCCTTCACGGGTGTAGAGAATTCCACTCTAAATACATAATAGCACATCATTGCAAATCAAACAAATCGCTTCATGTGCTTGAGCGCTCTGCGCTTGTCGTAAGCCTTCTGTAAGGTATCAAGATCGTAAAGGTCGTTGTCAGCTTCAATGCGATCTTCCTTAATCCAGCGCATGACAGTTCGGTTGGTGACCGAGTAAAGCATTGAGGCTTGGACTATTGAAATCTTAGGCAATTTTAGCGCGATTTCTATTACAAACTCGGCAATGTCTGCTTTTGTTGCCGTTACTTCTTACTGCAAAGTAAGTATTGGCTTCGTTGTATTCGTGGTTTTGCGGGCAATGTGTTTTTAGCTTTTGATTTAACCCTGAATTGCCTCGTCTTACATTTTCAAGATGCGTGACCGCTTCAAGGTGTTCGGGGTTTACGCAGTTTCTAACACGGCATAAATGATCTATAACCAAACCCGATGAAATATGACCAACAAATGTTTCATAAGAAAATCTATGAGCGCTTACCTTATTTGGCGCTCTAAAACGACCATATCCATTTGCCTCAATAGAACCTGTCCACAACCAACAAGAATTTGTTTTTTGAACTTTGTTAAAAAACCGATCAAGTACATCAGTCATCCTTGAAGAACCTTTCCCAACAAACGCCATTTATCGCTTGACCAAATTGTATCGCAAGCACGACATTTGACTTCTAGCAAGCGTTCAAGTTGATTGGGATTAACGCGAAGAGATGCCCCGCAAGGTTTGCCTTCTTCGTTTACCGAAGGACACTTACCCAAGACTATATCCTCTGACTTATGACCTAAGACCATTTTGATCTTGTTGGTCGTGGTAATGATTGTGACAACAAGCTTATCTGCTTCTGGGTACTCTGATCGAATCCACTCAGAGCGCTTAGAGATGTATTGCGTGGTCAAGATGATTCGGGCAAGTTCATCCATCCGGCGCTCGCCATGCCAAGTGATTTTCATTTCGTGGCGAATCTCGCGCATCTTTTGTTCATGCTCCATAAGTGGCACGGAAATCCCCCCAGATCGTAGGTGTAGCGTTTCTAGGCGTACTGGTATTGGCGAGGATTCCCCGCTACCTGATACGCGCTCGCCTTGAGTGCCTTTGCTTGGTAGCAACTCTGACTCAAGTTCTTTGTATCGTGTTGGAAACTTAACAACTTCAGACATGGCAAATTGCCAGCAACTATCACAAACAGAATACTGAGATGATCGCCGACAATTTACACACTTCACTTTTGACGAGCTGCCTTTACCGCCTCAACATCCTCGCGGTTGTAAAAAACCTTCTTACCTTCACGCTTTACCCATACAAGAATCTTGCGATACTGCAACTGGTAGAGGTGATTGGCTTTGATGCCAAGGTGTTCTTGAACTTCTTTAGAGGTCATGAGTTCCATGAACTACCCCATGAAGGCTCATCTTGAATTGCTGCCTTTTGGCGTTGTTGCGCTTTAAGTGGCTCGGTGATCTTTGTTGCCTTGATCTCATAAGCAATCTTGCGTGTGCCATCTTTAGCATCGTATTCGGTGATTACTAGATCGCCAGTTACTTCTAACTTCTGACCCTTAGTAACTGCATCAGCAACAACTTCTGCTTGACGACCTGTTACTGATACGCTGTACCAAATAGTTAGACCGTCTTGCCATTCGCCGCCTTTGTTAAAGCGTTGAGAATCTGCAAGTGAAAAGTTTGCTACTGCGAAATCGCCGTTCTTGCCTTTAATAAACTTTAGTTCTGGGTCTTTACCAACTGCGCCCGTTACTGTGATTGTTGCCATCCTGCTCTCCCTCTATGTATGTTCCGTCTTGCGCCAACCTTACAGGATTTTTACCAAAGATGCTTACAGGCACATCCTCTGGGTTTTGGTATGCCGAAACCATCCAGCCTTTTTCAGTAGCTTCTTTAGGGCGCAAGTGAATTGAGTGTGTACCGAGGTTATGGCATTTATGGCAGACTGCTACGAGATTAGCAACCTCATCTTTACCGCCTCGGCTTTTTAACTTCCGGTGATGTAGCGCCAAGTCGTGCGATGGAACACCGCAACGCTCACAAAACCCACGCGCTCTCGCCAATACTGTTTCGGCGATTTGTTTATCCAATAATGCCGTAGATTTCTCTTGAACTAAAGATTTTGTAATCCTGACCATCTACCTTAATAGGTACGCCTGAGTGCTGGTGGAATGTCACGCGATCGCCAACTGCGATATCTAGCGCAATGCGAACGCCGTTTTCGTATCTGCCGGGGCCAACTGCAACAACAGTTCCCTCTTGTGGTAGTTCTTTGGCTGAATCAACAAGGATAATTCCTGATGTTGTCTTTTCCTCGATTGGGTCAAGCTCAACAACAACTCTATCTTCTAAAGGTTTAATCATTTCCATTTCTCCTGTTCGTAATACATAAAGGGTGGTGCGGTGTATGGGTCTTTATTGGCTGCGATCTCCAATGCCTTCTTCATGCTCGCTCCTGCTTTAAGCGCTCCGATAGCCAGCGAACTTCCTGAGCCGATACCATATATACCATCAATATCAAGGCAAATGGCAAAGTCATCGCTAATGTCAAATATCTGACCACCAAGCGCAATGAGAAATGCAAAACTGCCTTCATCATCTTTATCCTCATCCCACTTGTAGTCATTGTCTTTGAAAGCGCGCTTCATTGACGGCACAACTTTACTAGCAAAGAAGTGGTACAAGTCTTTTTTATCTTTATCTGTCGGGTTAGGTGGCGACCATAAATGTTGAATGATGTCGCAAGCTGAACTCAAGCCAGCCCCGGCGATTATGTATTGACCGCGCTCTACGACTTTCACCATCTGCGGGTGAACATACTTGCGGTTAGATGTGACTAACGAATCCGCGCCGATAACGGCTTTGGTCGGAAATTCTTTGCCTACTATCGTGGTCACTTGCAAATCTTAACAGAAGGGAGCGCTCCCCTCAGAGCGCTCAACCTTCTCCATCGCCGAGTGAACGGCCTCGGCAATCTCAGGAATCATGCTCGACTCGTAGTCGGTGATGATCTCTGTACCCATAGGCTAATAATAGCCGTGCTTCAAGTGAAACTTGAGTGCGTTGCAGCTATTCCCATAACGGGAATTTATGTAGCGCAATCCGTACTGCACCTGAACTACTGGGTTTGAAGTCTTTATGAAGTTGTAGGTTTTCCAAGTCTGATTAAGGAATTGGAATATGCCGTAAGCCGAGGAGTGCGGGTTTTTAGCCTTAGCGTTCCAATGGCTTTCTAGCTTCACCAAGCGATCTAAGCAACTGAACTCTTTGGGCGTTAGCAGGGTTTGGGCGTAAGCGCGAGGCTGATGCACAAATTCCTGCATAGGCGAGAGTTTAGGCTCAAAGGCTATGGCTGGTGTTGCGAACGCAATCCCTACGGCTAGAGCCGCTACTAGAAGGGAGCGCTTTGAGAGCTTTATTATGCGCCAATCTCTCCCCCTCTTGATACTTCGATGGCGGTTGCCTTACCTTTAGTTGAGGTAGCCATTTTCGGCTCCTTTCTCTTTTGGTTACTTGCTAGTGTACGGCAGGTTGAGCATAGGGTGTCAAACACCCACATCCCGCAACCCTTACAACGGGCAATCTTGCGCTCATTCATTTAGTTCACGCTCAATCGCTTGAATAGTGGCGCAGGGATAAGCAACATGAACTACTGAAGTCGTACAGGCTTTGCATAGCCCGTAATTTGGCTTGTGCAAGTTTATTTTTGCCAGCAATTCATCGTGTGTCATTTCATCGCCTCAGCTACTAATTCGGCAAGATTGTCAAGGCTTCCAGCGTTCTTGATAACACGATCAAACTCCCAGTTGTCTAGCGCGTGTTCTGAGATGTGGTCATTTACTGGGTCAATGTCAGGGCGCTCAACACGCCAAATCTCGCCATGATTCCACTTGATGCCGTAATACTCGTTGCCAAATCGAACATCTGTCACGACCACCTTGTCGTGGAAATCCAAACTATCAAGCACCTTCATGGCCCAAACATCCTCGCCAAACTGCTTGCGACCTACCTCTGTGCCAAAGACTTGCAGCAAGCGCCGGACTTCAAAGTTCTTTTTAGCAAAATCCCACCCGTACTCATCTACAAGATCAGCAACGCGGATGCGATCTGACACCAAAGGGTTTAGCTCGTAGAGAGCATCACGAATAGCATCGGCAAAGGCTATACGCTTGTAGCCATAAAGATCAACGAGAACCTTGGCGACTTCATCCTTGCCAGACCCGGCGCGACCACTCAATCCAATAATCATTCTTTACCCCATTCAATTCCTACCCAAAATAAAATTAAATCAATGCCAATTCCCCATCGGTCAATTCTTATGCCGAAAGCAGTAGAGCGCTTAAACCAACCTGTGTGAAAACTCATGGCTTTGCCCCCCAACCATTTCCGCGAAAGTGTGCTGGTGTTGGGCGAATGACCTTCTGCATCTGCTTCTGGCAGAGTGGGCAATCTGGTACTGAATTATCCTCAAAGGTCTGATACATCTCGATTGAGGAACTATCGTCATAGCACTTGTATTCGTATGTAGGCATTAGAACAATCCTGTCTGTGTGATTTCAGTTGATAGCCAAACGATGCACTCGTTGTTGTTGGCGTTCAGGCGTGTCTTGCCTGAGTCGTAGATCAAGCCATCCTTGAGTAAAGATAGGCGAGTTGGGCGAAGGGTGTCGCCAGATATCTTGAGAGCCTGTTGCAGCTCTTGATCGGTTGCGCCGTGTTCTTGCTGGTCAAGAATAAACTGATAAACCTTAGCGCGGTTAGAGCCAAATTTAGGTCTAGCCTTCTCATAAGCTGCTGCCGATGTGGCTCTCACTTCTCACCCAACGCAATCTGAGCGCAGAGGTCTTGAACTTGTAGCGCAACATTCTCAATGCCCAACTTGACCAACTTCTTGCGGTCTTGAGTTACGGGTAGCGCGCAAATCTGCTCATAGATTTCTAGTCGAGTTTGAGCGCGGATAACATTGATAACCTGCTTGAGAATCTCTTGACCCTCTGGGGTATCAAGCACCAACTGATTATCCTTGACTGACCAATGCTGGTCTTTGCACATAACCTTCACGATAAATCTCCATCCTCAAAATAAATGAGCGCAAACGCGATTAACATGACTAACGGTATTCCAAAATAAATAATAAACATTATCGCTCCCAACCTAAATCCTCTGGGTCAGCAAATCCCATGTGGGCGATGAGCTGGCAAATGCCTTCCTCGCAATCCTCGCAAGGCTTGTCTTTCTCCATGTCACTCATCGGATATCCTCAAATCCCTCAGAGATGCCAAAGACTGAATATGGGTCAAACGGCCCCCAAGGTTCGCCACACTTGCTGAACTCACACTCAAGGCAAGTTTGGTGGTAATCGCAGAGGTGACATTTGACCTCTTCAAAGTCGTGTTTCTCGCAAATCATATCGTTGCTCCATCCGGCGAGATGTAATCGGTCAGCATTAGGTAAGAACCTGTTGCGGTGTCAAAGTGTGTTTCAGACTGAAAACCTAGTGATGCCAAGTATTGCTGGCAGACAAGAGTTTCAAGGTAGCGATCTACCCAGTACGCCATCTTGTAGGAGAAGTTGGTTGTTACTGGCTCAAAGCGGTGTTGTTTGATAAGCCAGTCTTTGCCCCAACGCATCGCGGTATCGGCAATGCGGTCAAAATCCTCGGCGGTGATTGTCATTGTGATAGTAACCATTTATGCCACCTCACTCATCAAAGCAGCAACTTCTTCTTTTGCATTAAATAAAGCTAAATCCCAATTTTCTGAATCTGATACATAACCAATCAATGAACCCTTGGTATAAGTGCCAAACCATAATTCATAAGAAGCGCCGACTTTGTATAAACGATATTCGCCGTCTTTTTTAATAGCCTTCATTTTGTTCCCGTTCTATTGAAGTGCCGTTCACTTCAATAAGACAACAGTAACGCTTCCCTTACAGATATCAAGACCATTTTGCTAAAATTTTGAAGAAATAAAAATTAGAACAGATGTTCTAAATACAGTCAAAACTGTCGCTGATCTCAATATCTACGCCCGGCTGGTCTGAGTATTCCTTGCTGGCGGTAATTTTAATGACCTGAGCATCATCGGCAAAAGCGACCCCTGTTAGCCCGTCATTGACCCCTCGAATGTATTTATCAAGGTCTGGCGCAACTGTTGGATGCTCGCGCTTGACGGATTTAGGGCGCTTTACTCGAAATCGCATAGTTATCTCAATCGGGTCGAGGATTGGGGTACAACCAGCGAGTTTAGCGGCATTAGCTATATCAGCGCGCCAAGCCGCTAACTCAACTGCCTTGTTATGAATCATGCGCCCGTGTCCAACATGCCTCATTGAGCCTTGTTGGATTGGAGTGCCTTCCACGCTGAACTTAAAGCTCAATCGTCACAATCTCGTCAGGAAGCACAAAACGGGTGCGACCTGCGCCCATTGTGTCGCGCAAACGCAATTCCTTGCCAATGCGCTCCTCTTCGATCTGAATTACCTGCCAGCGATGACCATTGATGACCAAGGTATCACCGACTTCTAACTGCTCTGCCTTGCAGATGTGTAAGGTTTTCACAATTATCCCCCTCAGGATTAGTAAGACTTACGAGTTAAAGTGTGACATAAACCGCTTATCGGCGCAAACTAGACCTAACGCTTTCGGGCATAGGAACACCCTTAGGGACTTCGTCAGCCGTGAACTTAGGTGGAAGTATCGTAGGAGCGCTAAAAGTGGCTCTAAAGCCATTCTGAGGCGATTTAAGGGGTAGTGGGTCGTCACTCCATGACCCACGATTAAGCCAAGTCGCCGGGTGAGCCGTGTATTCAGGCTCGCGGTTAGGGTCTTGGGCGTAACGGGTTGCCCCTTCAAGGATTTCAGCTGCCGAGGCACTCTTAAGCGCTTTGGTGTAAGCCTTGAGAGCATCTGCCTTTCCGACCTTTCTTGGATAGACAGACCAAAACTCATCAAATGTATCTGTCTTCTGTATTCTGTTTTCTGTATCTGTTTCTGTATCTGTTTCTGGTACTCGTACATTTTGCGTAGTACGGTTTCTGTACGAGCGTACACGCTCCCGTTCAGCATCTTTTTTAGCCTGAACATCGGCTCGACTGGTCTGGTGTTCGCAGTAGTCGTGAATCTGCATCCCACCATCGGCAATGTCCCAAAGTCCGGCATCAACCAGCTCTAGGTGCGCCGAATCCCCATCAAGGCGCTTGACTACCGCTTGAGCCAGAAAGCCATCTGTTAGGTACTGGTTGGCGTAGCACAAGCCTTCAATGTATAGGCGAAAGGCGCTATTGCTTAGTGGCAGGA